GTTTGATCTCTTTCCTTTCATTGTGCAGTCATCCCCATTAATTTTTAATGGAGCGATTAGAGTTCTTATATTATTTAAATGCCGATCTCTGACACGGTAAGGAGTATCATTAGATAACTCCAAAGCCCAACGACACATCGCTGCGTTGGCCAAACATAGGAACGGAAATGAGGTTATTGAACCCATTAATTGTCCTTCCGTTTGTGGTTTAAAAGAGCCATCTCTCATCTCAAAAAGATGACCCGTTAAAGATCGTAATAACATCTGTCTATAGGTCTCATCGATATGAAAAAATTCTTTTCCAGAATCAATCCCATTTTGATTTAACCTGTCTACAAGACACTCTGCAAGATAATTTGAAACCCAACTGTGTAGGTTATCTGTTGAAGCTTTATAATCGCCATTTACGATCATATCAACATCATTCATTTCTCCAAATAAATTATTTATATGTTCTTCAAGAACAGGAGTTCCGATCAAACAAAAAACTGAATTAGTTTTAAGTTTTGACCACATGAATTTTTGTAATGGTTTAAGTGCGGTATATAACATTGGAGGTCCTTTCGAGATTACTCGGACTTTTAATGCTTCAGCTAAGCCTACTGCTTTAACAATCGGTTTTTCGGTCTTAGCCTTTTCATATATACGATCGTAGAGTTTCCTCCACTTAACACGGAGTTGACTTTCGTCATATTGAAGAGCAGGACTACTAGTTTCAATTCTAATATCTTCGTCCAATTTTACTTGATCTAAAATTCTGGCATCACCGTACACCATAGATTGCTCCATGGATAACAGAGCATCTACGATCTCAATACCAACAAGTGGTTCTGATCCCATATTATCTGGTTTACCGTTTCGAACACATTGTTCGTAAACCTCACCAACAGCTCCGGCTTTGCCTCTCGACTTATTATAGTTAGCAGAGGTAGAAGGATAAAATGGTTCGTACTGAATTTCGTCAGTAAAAACAATTCCATCGAACATCTCATCAACTGTCCTTTTTAGTTGTTTCATCAAGTTCTCTTTATTTAGAACTACTTCAATCCCCATATCGTCTCCCATTAATCCAACTGTTTTCAAAACTTTATCATCTGGCAATAAAGCCGTCAGATGTTTAGTATCAGTTAAATGATTAACACACTTATCTTCAGCAGCAATAATCA